GGACTACACTTCTACCCAATTTGGGAAGCTAATTCACTTGATGAATGGCTCTACAACGGGGGTCCGTTCCAACTCGTTGTCTTCCACTTCCTCATTGGCATCTATGCTTACATGGGACGAGAGTGGGAACTTAGCTATCGACTAGGGATGCGTCCTTGGATTTGTGTAGCTTATTCTGCTCCTGTTGCCGCAGCTTCTGCTGTGTTCCTCGTGTATCCCTTCGGTCAGGGTTCCTTTAGTGATGCCATGCCGCTGGGTATTAGTGGTACGTTCAACTACATGTTGGTGTTCCAAGCCGAGCATAACATCCTCATGCACCCATTCCATATGTTGGGTGTCGCTGGTGTTTTCGGTGGCTCACTGTTCAGTGCTATGCACGGTTCGCTGGTTACATCCTCGCTTGTACGTGAAACTACTGAGCAGGAAAGTCAGAACTATGGCTATAAGTTTGGGCAAGAGGAAGAGACTTATAACATTGTTGCAGCTCATGGCTATTTTGGGAGGCTTATTTTCCAGTATGCTTCTTTTAATAATAGTCGCTCGCTTCATTTCTTCCTTGCTGCCTGGCCTGTGGTTGGTATTTGGTTTGCTGCTCTTGGTGTATCTACAATGGCGTTCAACTTGAACGGCTTTAACTTTAACCAATCACTTCTCTCATCTGATGGTCGCGTCATTAACACTTGGGCTGATATTCTCAACCGTGCTAATCTCGGCTTTGAAGTAATGCATGAGCGTAATGCTCATAACTTCCCACTTGATCTTGCTAGCGCTGAGTCTACTCCTGTGGCTCTGGTAGCACCTTCTATTGGTTAAGCACGTCGTCCGTTCATCCCTGCGGGGACGCATGACGCCTACTCATGGAACGGGGGGTAGGTACTTCTTTCCGACAATGACACAAGTCGAACTGGAAGCCCGTGTACGGGAGCAACAAGCTCAACAAAAAGAGCAGAAGCTGAAGTATCGCGGCGTAGCTTACACACCTAAAACTAAATAATTAAACGGAGCAGGGCACCTCAGAGTCGGACCCTGTTCCTATTGACTATTGGCCGGTACGCCGATAACCTTTAGTCATGACGGTCTGGAGAGACAGACAACAAATTTCTTGAATGCACATGTTAGTCCATGTGAATTCCTAAGCGCTTAGGGAGAACGTAAACAACTCTCTCTTTACTATTGTGGCTTTTCAATCTAACGTAAACCCTGCTCAGCTTACTCAGCTGGGTCAGTCGAATCTGGCGGGTGATACCCGCGCTCTGTATCTCAAGCTTTTCAGCGGTGAGATGTTCAAAGGTTTCCAGAACAACACGATTGCTCGGGACCTGATCATGAAGCGTACCCTGAAGAACGGCAAGTCTCTGCAGTTCATCTTCACGGGTCGCACCAAGTCGGAGTTCCATACTCCTGGTAACAGCATCCTGGGTGATAGCAACGGCGCACCCCCGGTGGCCGAGAAGACCATCACCTGTGATGACCTGCTGATCAGCTCTGCTTTTGTATATGAGCTGGATGAAGTTCTTTCGCACTACGATCTGCGGAGCGAGATCTCGCGGAAAATCGGCTACGCTTTGGCAGAAAAATATGACCGCCTTGCATTCCGTGCTATTGCTCGCGGTGCTCGTCAGGCTAGCCCTGTGAGCGCTACTGGCTATGAAGAGCCGGGTGGTACTCAGATTCAAGTCGGTACTGGTGCTGGCTCTGAAGCTGATGCTTATGATGCTGCCAAGCTTGTGGCTGCTTTCTATGATGCAGCTGCTGCTATGGATGAAAAGGGTGTGTCGATGGATGGCCGTGTGGCTGTTCTGAACCCCCGTCAGTACTACTCCCTGATTCAGGAAGTGGGTAGCAATGGTCTGGTAAACCGTGATGTCCAAGGTACTGCTCTGCAGTCCGGTCAAGGTATCATCGAGATTGCTGGTATCAAGATCTACAAGTCCATGAACATTCCCTTCCTGGGTAACTACGGTACTAAGTACGGTGGTACTACTGGTGTGACCGATCCTGGTAACACTGGTGATTTCGTGGGTGTGGCTCTGGAAGATGCTTCCGGTGCTTCCACTGGTATCAACAACGACTATGGTACTGCTGCTGAAGTGGGTGCTACCTCCTGCGGTCTGATCTTCCAAAAGGAAGCAGCCGGTATGGTGGAAGCTATCGCTCCTCAGGTTCAAGTCACCAGCGGCGACGTGTCGGTGATCTACCAGGGTGATGTGATGCTGGGCCGTCTCGCTTGTGGCGCTGACTACCTGAATCCTGCTGCTGCTGTTGAACTGCACGTTACCAGCACTGCACCTTCTGCATTCTGATTTAGATATGTATACGGGAGCCTCTTCGGGGGCTCCTTTTTTTTAATTCTTTATTGAGAATAATTCTCTTTATCAACTATGCCTTTCCCTACTACTGGCTCCAACACTGAGCTACAAGCTGTTAATCAGATCCTGGCGTCAGTTGGTCAGGCTCCTGTTACTACGTTGACAACTGAAGAGACTCTTGTAATTAACGAAGTCAGTCGTTTTACTGGCTCTATTACTGGTACTACCCTTACCACCACCACGGCTAACATTCCTGTTGGTACTTATATTGGCGGTACTGGTGTAGCCAGCGGTACGTCTATTGCTACTGCTGGGGTAGAGCAAGCTACAGATCCTGTAACTTACGAGTACACTGTGAATATCTCACAGACTGTAGCTAGTCAAGCAATGACTCAATCTATCGTTACAAGTAGAGTTGAAACTCAAACCAACCCGGACGTTGCGATTGCACTCAACACCCTTCGAGAGGTGTCACGCGAGGTACAGGCAGAAGGCTGGACATTTAATAAAGAGTACGATTATCCTATTACACCTGATTCTAATAACGAAATTAACATCCCCAATAATGTCCTTCAAATGGACTTGAATAAAAACTACACACAAAACCTTAATAGGGATAGTGTGAATCGGGGTGGTAAATTGTATGACCGAACTGCTCATTCCTACAAGTGGGAAGATGAGACTGTTTATGTAGATATTATTTGGGAAATGGATTGGGGAAGCATCCCTGAGCCTGTTCAAGCATTTATCACTGCTCGTGCAGCAAGTGTTGTATCTAGCCGTATTATTGGTGATCCCAATCAATATCAGATGCTTCAACAAAAGGAGGCTTTTGCCCGATCTATGGCACTTGAATATGAGTGCAATCAGGGTGATTATTCTTACTTTGGTTCTCCTAAAGGTGGAGATTATTATCAAAGCTATCAACCTTATAACACATTGATCCGATAATGCCAGCAGTAACTCAACTAACACCAAACTTTCTTGGTGGTGTTTCACAACAGAATGATGATAAGAAACTAGGTGGACAGCTGACTGAGTGCATTAATGGTTATCCTGATCCTACTTACGGATTACTTAAAAGACCAGGGATGTCTTTTGCCAATGTATTGAAAAAGGCAGATGGTACAGCTTTCACTAAAACTGAATTAGATGGAGCTGCTTGGTTCTTTATTGAGAGGGGTACAGCTGGTTCCTATATTGGTGCTATCAAGGGTACAAATATTTATGTGTGGACTGCAGAAGATGGTACTTGGTGTACAGTAACCAATAGTGGTACTAGTTATCTGACAGGTACTGTTAGTACGGACTATCATTTCCGTAGTGTTCAAGATGTGACAGTTATCACTAACAGAAATGTTGTCACAGCAATGCAACCTCAAGGTAGTTTTGTATCGGATTCTGTTGGCACGATAATCCTTAAATCACTTGTAAACTCAGACACCTATAAAGTTACACTTCAAGGTATCTCCACCTCAGTAACTGCTCAATCATCCACAACTTATGATCAGATGCTGAAGTGGGATGCAGCAGATATTAACACAAACCACCACTTATTTGATGCAATACGTGCTTTGATTCTTGCACAGCAAGCAGCTGCAAATACTGACTTTGATGGTATTTGGTATTTAGAAGGTTACTTGAATAGCATTGTTATTCGACGTACAACAGGTACAAATGCAGTTGTCGTTGATTACACTGCTCCCACAAATACCCCTTTAGGCTTTACCATTGAGGCATCAGGTGGACTTGGTAACACATCTTTGTCAGTCTTTACAGACTCTGTGGATACAGCAGCTGGGCTTCCGTTAGAATCTTTCCACAACCATAACATTGAAATCCTTAATAGTGCTTCAGAGGAAGATAATTACTATCTTAAGTATCAAGCTTATGATGGTGTGAAGGGTCGTGGGTATTGGCAAGAAACCGTAGCTAGAGACGCTTCCCCCGGTGTCAACGCTTCTACTATGCCGCATGAGCTGGTTAACACTGGTGCCACTACATTTACCTTTGGTCCTATTGCCTGGAAAGCTAGAGCAGCAGGTGATGACTTATCCAGTCCACTTCCTTCATTTATTGGCTTTACAATTAGATCAACTTTTTTCTACAGCAACCGTTTCGGTATGTTATCAGAAGATAATATCTTTTTCGGTGTAGCTAATGATGAGTATAATCTTTTTGTTCGATCTGCTATTACTCAAGTAGCTTCAGATCCTATTGATTTAAATGTATCTAGTGTACGACCTGTTAGACTGTCAGACGTTTTACCTTCTCCACAAGGTCTGCTTATATTTAGTGAGCGTCAACAGTTCCAAGTCTTTACTACTGATGGTAGTGTTTTAACACCAACCTCTGCAGTTGTACGATCTCTTTCTAATTATGAAATGGATCCTGATATTGCACCTGTTGATGTAGGAACCACAGCTGCCTTTGTTAGTAAAGTACCAGGTTATAGTAAACTATTTACACTACAACTTAGAGATATTGAACAGAGTCCTATTGTTGTAGATATTAGCAAAGTAGTTCTTGAGTGGATTCCTGAGACAGTTGATGGGCTAACTGTAAGCCCTCAGAACTCAGTTATTATGTTGATTGATCGGGATTCTTCATTCGTTTACCTGTTTAGGTATTTTAACAATGGAGAGAAAGATCTATTTCAAGCTTGGACTAAATGGCAGTTCCCTGGTACTATTCAATCAGCTACAATTATTAACGAAAGTATCATTATTATTTCTCAACATGAAGATGAGTATACTCTAGGTAATATTGTACTTGATGAGATACCCACAGGAGACGTTGTAGCGACTTCTACAGGCGCTAAAGGTAATCCATGCCTAGACATGTTTACAAGGCCCTCCAAGCCTGATCCAGCGGTCGATGCGGTGGTGTATGATTCAGCAAACGACATCACTAAAATCTATGTACCTTTTACACCATTCCAGCAACGTGAGGCTACTATGCTTCTTAGTGTACCTGTAGCAGATGTAGGCACAAGTGCTGAGATTGAGTCTGACGCTGGTTACTGGTCTACCGCATATGAACGTACAGAAACAGGTACAGGTTATCGTTACTTTGAAGTGAAAGGTAATTTTACTGACTATGCTGACGGAATTATTGTAGGTTATGGTTATGACTTTGAAGCAACTTTACCTAAGTTTTACTTCAGACGTGATGAATCTACTACAGATTTCACCGCTACATTAACAGTGTCTAGGGTTACATTTTCAGTCGGTAGAACTGGAGCTGTTAAATTCAAACTAAGAGCCAATGGTTCTAATGACTGGGCTGATGTTCAACATGTAGCTGAAGCTGACTACTATGCAGGTGATAGTAATCCTATTCAACCTGAGCGTAGATTCACCGTACCAGTCCATCAACGAAACACTAATTTTGAACTTAAAGTGACAAGTGATTTTCCATACCCTGTATCATTGGTATCGATGATGTGGGAGGGTAACTATTCACCACGATTCTATAGGAGGACCTGAGTATGGCAGCAGCTATTTTTGCAGGTATCGGTGCAGCTACTGGTCTATTTAGCGGTATCTTTGGAGCTAGTCAAGCTTCTAAGCAAAACGCAGCGGCTGAGTCAGCTTATAAAAAGCAGCTCAAACAATCCCAGAAGATTGCTGATAGAACCAACGCCTATAACCTTCAAGTCTTTGAAGTAGATAAACAGAACTACGCTAACACTCGTGCATATGAGTGGGAGACAGCAGTTAAGTCTTGGAAGTATAATCAAAAGATTCAGGACTTTAATTATCTACAAGCAGTTAAGCAATATGCTAAGTCGGTTGAAAACACTCGTGATCAGCTGACTTATAATAGCATTGCTGCTATGCAAGCGTATGAATCTGAGCAAGCAGCCTTGAATGAGATCCTTACTGAGGATCGCTTTAACCGCCAAGGTATGCTAGTTCAGCAGTTAGAGTCAGAGGGACAGGCTGCTCTTCTACAAGCTGGGCGTTCACGTACTAAAGCACTTCAAGCTACTATTGCGGACATGGGTCGTAATACTGCTATCATGGATGCTAGTCTTCGTAGTTCTGCTGAGCAATCACAGCGTAACATGTTCGATGTTGCTATGCGGAAGTATGGTAGTGATAAGCAGGCGATGGCTAATATGATGATTCGACCTGAGCGTGGACCTTCTATTCCTGCTCCTACAGCTCCTCCTGAGCGTATCTGGATTGAACCTATGAAGGTATACCCACAAGCTATTCAGGCACCTACTAAGCAGAGCACTATTGCTCCTATTATTGGTGGTATAGGATCTGCTGTATCTTCACTTGCTAGTGTAGATTGGAATAGTCTAGGTAAGCAGCAGTATACATCTCCTTTTGGTAATAAATTTACCACTAATAATACTAATTTAGCTTTTAGTATTCCTTCCCTTCTTTAATTAATTATGGCACAAGCACAATATAGAAGGGCTGCTAAACCTGCTGGATTCCAGCCTATTGAGGTGGGGGGTCAAAATATAGCAAGGATGCGAGAAGAAAGTGCTCGCATGGCTGAGTCTATGAGAGCTGCTCGTTCCGCTGAGATTGAAGATCGGCAACGTGTCGCTAACATGATGCGTGAAGAGCAGCAGTATACTAAGCAAGCCCAAGAACGTAACTTTCAAATTCAAACTAGAAACGATCAGAATAAACTGAATCAACTTCAGTCTGATGCTGCAGTAGCTGCTAGACAGTTTGAGATTCAACAGGAAGAAGCAGCTAATGCATTTAAGACGGTAGCTAGCCTCAGTGCTACAGCCTCTAAGAAATTAATTGAAATTGGTGAGCAACGGTTTGAAGAGGATCGTCTTCAAGCCTTTACTACGTTTGATCCTACAACCGATGCTGTTATTCAACAGATCATTGGTGAAGGGGAACTTGCTGCACAAGAAGAACTTAGGCAAGGGGCTATTGATGAGGTTGCAGCTACTCCAAATGTACCGACCTTACCGATTGCTCAAGCTAGGTCCCTCAGTAGTGGAGCTAGGTATGGACTAGACCAAGCGCGTGCTAATTATCTGCTTACTGAGATTTATCCTCAACAGCTACAGAAAGCAAGATTAGAAAATCCAGACATTGCTGGTAATTCAGCAGCGACTGCCGCCTTTCTTGTTAGTTTTGAGCGTGAATTTTATCGAAATACTGGGCTCTTAAGTC